GTCCACGGTCCTGTCGTCGGATCGTCATGATAAGATATTTCAGGATTATCAGACGCATGTGTCGCTACCCACAGATCCCCGCCACTCCCATCCTGACCGAAGGCCACATGGATATGATCGACGCCAGCGCTCGGATTAGGCTGGCTGCCGCCCTGAAACGAGTCGTATGTCGTCCAGTTGTCGTTTGCGGCGACTGCATCAGCGTTGGGGATATACGATATATCTCGGTCATCATGTACCACAACCCATCGACTAGCAGTGGCTGCGCCGGGATCGCTGGCTGAAAGTGTTTGTCCTCCCATCTTTGAGAGTTGGGCCGTGGTTTTACCGCTTACTTTCGCCACACTTGAGTAGAGAACGCCGCTAATCTTATTAACAGCCATCTAGCTTAACTCCAGCGTAGTGGACTCCGGATTAAAATATATAACATTGGCCGTTGACGTGCAATAGCCAATGCACCTCACTACATCGCCCGCGCCGGATGGTAAAGTTGTGTCCATGGAGGCGGCGGTGGTTGAAATATACACAGGAAGACCAGCTACAAAGTTGGAAAGGTAAGTGTGCGCGTCAAAGAAGCCACGCAAGAGCACTCCATCCGAGGGAGCCGCGCCGAGAGCAATCCCCAACAAGCCATCGCTTGTAGAAATAGCGTCGGCGTCGGTTTCTGTCCACACTCCGCTAGAATTGAGGAAGTATAACTTACCTGCTGTGAGGTTTCCGGTGCCAAATGTGACTACTTCGCCGCCACCTGTGTCGTTCGAGAGAGAGGTGGGGTTGTGGTGGACATCTAATGCTGTTTTGGGGGAATCTGTGTTAATACCGACTTTATCATTCGCGCCGTCAACAAACAGCATGTGTGTATTGTTATCTGACTCCACACGAAAATCTACAAGAGATTCTGATCCCTCATTTACCACCACTTCTGGTGCAGCGCCGTCGACTCGCAAACCTTCGCGGGTTACGCCTTGGTCATTTACTTTGAGAACAATATGTTTATTTGTTGTTTGATTGTGTAAAACTAAGTTGTCAGAATCGTTAATACCAATTTTTGCTCGGTTAGTTCCATCTTCCCTAAATTGAATATTTGCTTGGTGATCACCACTGACGCCATCTATAGTCAATAGCTCATCTGGATCTGGAGAGGTTGTGCCAATGCCCACCGCATGCGCCGCCGCATGCAATATCTGTGAACCGCTGGGTCGCAGTGTTATAGTGTCCATCCCAAAATCAATGTAGGTGGGCTCGCCTAGGCGGTCATCTTCATAGTAGATGTCTCCTTGACGCAAACTCCCTGTTGAAAATTTATATGACATATTCTATTTTATGAGCCCGGATCAAACCCATCACTCCTTCTTGAATCGTAAAAATAAAATCCGGTTCCGTCTGACTCCCAGTCTCCCCCATCGCGCCTGAACTCCAGTCTTATGGACCCTGCTCCGGCAGTGTTGCCGGCCACGAGAGCTATAGCGTAATAAGTATCATCATCGGCTGATTGAGTCAAAGTGAGATTCGCGCTGGTTTGAGTCTGCTCTGGGTGGGTGCCGCCGTTTTTGACAGTGGCGTTATTGGTGACCAGAGCGGTGGTGGCTGACTCCGCTTCTGAATCGACCCACAACCATGAACCATCATTGGATCTGGTTCTGAATTGCCAAGAGGTGGACGATGCATCAGGCTTAAAATAGCCCCTCCACACAAAAGTGGTGTTTGTATCTCCGATATTTTGATCAATCGTAGTGTTCGACCCGTCGACACCGGTGGTCCAAGCGGACGATGATAAGCCGTATGGATTGGGTGATGGCGTCACGTCACTTCCGGGCACAGTAACCGGATAGATGTTAAACTTTCTATACTTTAATCCCGCACTGTCAGCCCAATAATCTGGATATATATTGGCCATAAATTTATAGCTCACCCTTCGCTCTCCTGCAATTTCTTGTCGACGGTTCCATCCTGCCTGTAAAGGCGTTGCTCACCATCCTCAAAAGTAATGATCGTATTATTGGTAGGATGGCTGGTGACATGGATTTTAATGAAGTCATCGAATGCGTCAAAGAACGCGATCGAACCGCGGGGAGCGGGAGTTAACCAATGTATAACGGTGTGACCGGTCGCAAATGTTGCACCTTCTATCACAATGCCTTCCCCAGAGATACCCGTCTCGTCATGCTGTCTACATGCGGTGAAGGTGCGTATCCCTTCCGGGGCGCGGTTGCTTGGCTTCTTGGGTTTTAAATCTTCTGCCTCTGTGGCAGTTGATAGCTCGGCGATATCGCCGGCATCCAAGTCATCATATGTCATGTTTCTCCTTCCTCTTCTTTAGGCGCACGCAGACTGTCGGCTTCTGTGGCTTCTTCTTCGCCGTCGGAGCCCATCTTAGTGGTAACCCACTCGCGCACCATGGCCAAACTCGCCTGCATTTCTGAACATTGTTCATCTAACATATTAAGCCTCTTTAGCATATTTGTGTAGAGGCAGTTCTTTTTTCTCTTCATTGTTGTGACTTCCTTTTCAAAATTGCTCCCCAATCAATTTGATAATGAGGAACCACCAAGATTACATTCTCCAGCACGTCATATCCATACTCAGTGTGACCAACATCAATGGCCATAATGTATCCTACAAATTTTCCTTTTAAGTTAAAAACTCCAGAACCACTTGAACCAGCCCATGCGTAAGAGTTAAAATAAATTAACTCGTCAGGAGCAACTCCCATAATTTTACCCGACAAGGTGACCGGGCCGATCGTATTAGGGTAGCCAGTATAAACAAGGGGGTGGAGAATGGACACGCTTTTTCTCCAGCCGCGATAAGTTCTTACAAAGTCTTGAGGAAAACGTATGGCGGTGCGATTAGCCATAGGGCTAACCTCTAGAAGGGCATAATCAGTATCAGCATTTATATCTACCACTTCTTCGCACGTTGTCATTACACCATCAGCCTCAATTTGAATCAAGTCGCAAAGAGGGATGGTTATTCCGTGCTGTACAGTGATAACATAGTGGGCGTCTTCGTACGTAAAATATGTCCCTGATGATATTGAGACATCTCCCACATTGGGGCCCCATGATAATATTCTCACAGCACTTTGAGAGGATTTTTTAACAGCTTTTTTGGTGCTCGCCGCATGGGCATCGCTTACGGTGAGATTTTTTACCATCTCCGACGACGAAGGGACACGCTGCGATTGAACTTTCCCCACCACTACTAGGGAGGTGACGGCGAGGCCGGCTATAAAAACAAGCAAACATTGGCTAATAATTTTCAAATATCTTTTAATCATGTTAAACCTGCAGTTGATAACTGAAGAAGACTGGGATTTGTTCTAACCCTGATTTTTTGGCAAACCAAACGAGGTCTTCGTTACCCGTGATTTTTATTCTTCCGTTTTTGCCGACTGCCACATAGACCGGCGCTTGGGGTCCATTCTTAATAAAATGGTGATAGTCAGCGTCGAAAGCATCTTTAGGGTTTCGGTAAACTTTGGACATATAAGGAAATAATTCAGATGCATCTACCATCTCGTGGTACTGCATGTCTGCGTTGGCCATAGGCCGATCATAGTCCATCACACCGTTAGTAGCCCAGTCATCAGCAACTTGCTGTACCGACACACTAGGTGTGCGGACCGGTCCTGTGCCGTATCTCACTGCGCCGAGGGCCCCAGCAACACCCCCAAAGGGGAGTGCCAGCTCTGAGAGTTTCTTGCCCGGGGTAATCTCTATAGGCGGTGACCAGTCCTTAACTTCGAAACCATCCACGCGGCGTAGTGAAGGCAAGAGCCTCTTGTTGATAAACTCAACACGAGGAGTCTGGCCCTTAAGGGAAAACTTGATATTAAACCGCGTAAAGTCTGCACCCGTGGCCAGATCGCGACTGTCTTCAACAGAAATAACCGTTACTCCTTCGATGCTTCTTAGTTCATCAGTCAAGAGTTTCTTTGCACCCGTGGCTCGCTCAGAGGACACCACTGCATCTAGTTGCATTTTATAAAGACGGATATCGACTTGTTCGGTAAGCATCTGGTCGATCCTGCTGATCTGGTCCTCGATGCTCTCATTGCGGGTGACCATGTTAACAGGCTGACCGCCCATCTTTGCTACTTGGTGCGGCACAAGCTCATCAAACATAACAGGTCTGCCAGTGTTTCTATCAATCTCTCCCATCTCCGAATAAGAGCGGAAGTTGTTTTGCAACATGGGAATAATAAACTTGGTCGCCATGATGTATCTTTCTGCTTCGCCCATATCCGCATAATTATCTTCAAACCATGTAATGATAGTATATACCTTCCTTGCTATCTCTGCGGTAGAACCATACCCCTCTTCATCTCCATATTGATCAAGAACGTCGCCGTATATCTTTTTGGCATTGTTGATCTGGATTTGAAGCTGATAGTTATCCATTATTTTATCTCGGCGTTTGTTAATCTTCTCGCTGTGCCCTTCAAGAGCCATGGCGATAATCTTGTCGGCAGCAGCAGTCACAAGCTCTTCGTTCTCGTTTAAGAACGCTGCGATCTCTTGGATAATCTCAAACTCTTCTGGGGGTGATTGAGGGTTGACACGCATGCGATACAACCACTTGATTTTTATAAGAGGGTATCTTTCCCGATTGCCGTCTGGACGATAGTTTACATCTTGGAATATAACAAAGTCGGTGTCGTCCGCTAAGAACATCATCGGATCAGCGCCAGCATACTTATCACCGAAGTCAAGTTTCTGTTGTCCGGGAGCGTTGGCCTTAGACTTTAAGTGCGCTGTGATGGCGCTTGATAACTCCCTCGCGAACTGAACTGAGTAGTCGTTTGTTCCTCGCATGTTGGCAAAACTAAACCTTGGTCCATAACCAAACACCTCAGCGAACACGGCGTCAGGGTTCACCCCCATACGGTTACCTGTCCCTGTTCCATACATCTGCGCTCTCGCAGAGTCAAACTTGCCCGTATACGTATGAAGCGGCTGTCCGTCGTCGGCAGTCCAGTCAAACTCAAGACCACCTTGGGCTTGCTTAACGTGCCACTTGTCAAGGTGTGTGAGCTTCATCATTTCTTCGCGGGATCGGTCGTAGGCACTCTTCGCCATGTAGCCGCCAGCAGCAAGGTTCTGTCTGATTTGCTCTTTGTAGCTGGGTGCGGTATCTTCTTCAAACTCCAGCATCCCGTCAACAAACTCATCAAACTCTGGCACATCTCCATCTTCGTCGACTGAAAGGGTTTCATTACTGTACAAGGAAATGACCAAGTGGGTCGTTGGTCTTTCAGAGCCAGCGGGAACGTCATCGGGCTGAACACCAACGAGGTTTCTTAGGCTGATGTCCCAGTCGCCATCGTCACCCGGCATCTCATACATCATGTCGTCAATGTCAAGTTCACTAGCGAACTCGCGCATTCCGCTGTAACCACGTGGGATCTCTTCAAAATCTTGCGGATTGTCAGCTATGTAGCCCGTGTCCGTTGCGCTGTAACCTGTCCAACCAAGATCAATCTCAAATTCATATCTTGCGCTGGCATAGCAGTAAATGTCATTCATCTCTTCTTCAAGATTGTAACCAACGTCACCATGTTCAAGCTCGTCTCGGTTGTCGGTGTAGCGTTCTATTTGACCTGCACAGTAATCTTCTGCTTTCTCCAAGCGGTCCTCAATAGAGCCGTGGAAGTTTGCGTTGGTTTCACTCGCTAAGTATTCGATCATCTCTTGTATGCCTTCCTGATCGCCTGAGTGCTCGCCTGTCTCTTCTACACTAGTAACATCATAGTTGTTGATGAACCAAGCGATGTGATCCCATGTTTTTTCATCTGGCGCGTCGTTGGAGCGACCCTTGATTTGATAGATCGTGTTCTCATATTCGCTGTAAGTCATTGTAACATATGATGATGATTCGCGTCGTTTGTGCAGCTTCTTGCGGAGAGATACTAGTGTGCCGCGACTGTCAGAACCGCAGTGTCCCATTCGTGACGCTTCAACATCGCAAGAAGATACGTTTAGGTTGTACCAGTAAGAGCCATCATCAAATGTGTGCAGGATGTTCTCTGGATCTTCTTTGTTGTTCAAGTACTCAATAGCGATTTTTTGAGCTTCATAGATATCCTCTTCGCCTTTGATTAGTTCGTAGTTGGTGGCGTCATCATTAAGAAAGGCCACAAGCTCGGAGTATCCGTTCAACCAGAAGTGAAAGTTCTTACCTGCGAGACTGCGTAGGTATTCTTTCAAACTCTCCACCTTCTCGCTTGGAAGCCCAGCCTTGCTCAACGCCTTGACTGCCTTCATGAATGCCTTGCGCCATGCACCTTGGGGCTTGTCCAGTGCGTTGCGGATGTTCGTGATAACAAACGCAACCTTCTTGTTTTGTTCTATTTTTTCCTCGTCGTATGCCTTGCGTACAACAGGCTTACCATCGACACCACCAGTATAATACGGCGTCACCGTTCTCGCTACGGGATTTAATCTTTCGCGTCCTTCGGGCTTGTCAGAGATAACATCGTCTCTGAACATATTGTCCATAAGAAATGTAACCACTTCGTATTGAAGGGCGGGTATGGTAGCCGCGTCTGCCATCTGTCCTCTGGACTTCTTCCAGTGGTTCGCAATATATACCTTCGCCTTCTCGGATGCGTCCGGCATCGCGTCTTCTAAGTAGTCGATAACAAACTCAGGAAGACCAATATCGCGGAGGCCTTCCGTTAAAACATTATCTCTAACATAGTTAAACCAGTTCCCTGTAGAAATATCCATTTATTTTCTCCAACAGAGTAAATAGTTACTATCTTTTATAATCATCTTCCAATCTTACAACGTCGTTTAAATGAGGTGTGCTAACCTCTACAATCTCAACTGCGGTTTCATTCGCCCCAAAGCGATGAACTTGGTGTGGTACCACGTGGAACGCCTCACCGGGGGCAAACTTCTGAATGTTGTCGTTCTCGTCATAGTTGTACAAAATGCCTTTGATAACGTAGACGGTTTCCTCTTTTGTCTCGTGATACTGCTTCGACAAACGATGGCCGGCATTGATGTGCAAAACTTTGCCAACGTAATCCTTTGTCTCTGCCCAGATAATTTCGTGTCCCCACGGTTTTTCAACTCTTCTCATTTTATCTCCAAAATAATTGTACTGCCACAATCATAAACGACAAAAATACACATATCATCGTTTTAGTTGTAAACATGCTTTCTCCCAGTAACCACCACGTGAGCACAGGGAAGGTGACATACGACATCCCAAACCCTAACATTCGAGATGTCCACGCTTCATTACTCGCGTCCACGGCGATGCGGGTGCCATACCAAAAACAAATGCTAGCCGGAACCCCAAACACCAGCGCACACAGAAGGGGTCTATTCTGCCACCACTCCCAAATGTAGTGAGAGTAAAGCTGAAACCAGACAAGCGTTTGAGCTAAGGCGAATAGGGAACATGACCGCACGATCTCAGAAATTTGCAACGAGCACCTCCACTGCGTTGTCCTTGTTGTTGGTGATTTTGCCCCACTTATCCACCAAATAAAAAGTATGCCCCTCATAGAACTTGAGGATTTTGGGAGTAAAATGATATACGAGTAAACTTTTGTTTATCGCCGTCTTTAAATATTCTCTCAACGCTTCATGATTAATGGGCGTTTCATCATATTGAGCCTTCTCTTGTTCGGCCCCTTTTAGGTAATCATATTGAAAATGGCCGGCCGGGATAACCACGTAGTCACATTTGAGGGTGTTGTTCCCTATGCCGTCTAAGAAATTATCATTGGCATCGTATTTCACTACCATAGATTGAGAAGGCACTCTAGCCATGTTCGGGATGGCGCGTGGATTATAACTATCTCTCTGGAACGATCCTCGCGATGCTTGGCCAACCGAAGAAAACTTGCACAAAAGGAAAAAGATCGCCGATCTCACAAAAGGATCATCATAATTAGGCAAAGTCTCTTGTAAGAGGTAAAATATATTTTTATCTTCAATATTGTCAAAGTGCATCGCCGCCGTCATGACTTGCTGGGGGTGATGAGAAATACATGTCCAGAACTCAAATATTGTGTAACAGTTTGTGTGACCAACAACATAGCGGCCGGCCTTAGCTAAGTCAATTTCCAGCTCCCCGTCATAAGTCACATAACAATGGACCACAGATTCGGCAGGAATGAGACTACGAAGGGCTCTAGCAGCCTTAAACTGACGGTTCTGTAGACTCAGGGGGCTCTTCATTCATTTCTCCCATAACACGCTGCATTCTTTTTTTCATGATCTCGCTTGCTGCCTCTTCTTCCGCGGTCATGGCCGATGAGGGATTGGCTTGAGCCTGCTGCATTTGTTTCATGAGGGCAGCGAGATTGTTTTGAGCTTCCATCACTTGCTGATTTCGAGAGGTGCCGCGGCGAGTGCGGTCGGGGTGTTGGGACTGCAACTCTTGAGCACTTGCGGGCGCTTGAGGTTGTGGGTCTGCAGTCGGGGAATTCGGCGACGTAGAGTATTGTTCCGTCTGCATTTGAAGATATCCTCCAACAATTTTGTGAACATCATCAAGAATTAGATCCGCTTTGGATAATCTCATGCGCAACTCTTCTACTTGTTCCCATGTCTCTGATGTCAACATTTCTGTAGAATTTTGTAAGTGTGTGAATATTTGCGTCGCCGCGGTGATACAGGTCTGCGAGCGTGCCAGCAGCCGGGAGACTTCTGACGGCAGCTCATCTAGGTCTAGAGAAAACTGAATGTTTACTCTGGGGTTGTCTTGGTTACTCATTTTATCCTCTTAGTAAAGTTTTGGTTTGATTAAGTGTGCCCTCTATAATGTGGGGGGCGCCCACAACCACAATCTCGGTGCCCGTGTGGCCTCGGTTGATGGTAAGTTTTGTAAATCTGTGAGCTACGTCTAGGTCCTTGGCTAGTTTTCCCTGTTCGTTTAGTTGTCTCATTCGGGACTCTTCCCTGATCATAACAACATGCTCCGGGTTAACAAAGACCTCCCTAAGAGTATACTCTTGCTGGGTCGTCAATGTGGTGTTTTGACATATCTCGGTTAGTTTAACTAGCGGCATGCTCGCCTCCAATGGGGTATACATCCCTTCTCTTAACATTCCACTCTGCGTTGGCAGCGTAGACACGATAAACATGGTGGCTACGTGTGCTCAAATAAACACCCGCCAAGGGCTTGTCAGCAAATCGCATTCTCATTCCTTTCCCGGTCTCACACCACAGTTCCGTTCCCTGTGGGATGTGGACTAAATCTCCTTCTTGCATCATTTGTCCTCCGTTTGGATAATGCCAAAGTTAGTAGTAATTAGAGTCCCAGCACAACTGGCGGCATTTTTAAGAGCCGATAGGGTGACTTTTACAGGATCTACAATACCATTTTCCACCAAGTTTGTCAACCTGTTTTCTCTAAAATTCCACCCGTAGCCATCTTCTGCCTCTAAGACTTCTTGAATAATGAGATCGGGTGAGGCGCCAGCGTTTAAGGCCATCTGGCGGATGGGCTCATAGCACGCCTCTTTCACCACAGCGGCTCCTGCGCCATGATCATGGATGTCGGTAGTAGTAACACACAAAGACTGGCATGCTCGCAGCAGGGTCGACCCGCCGCCCGCAACAATGCCACTCTCTTGGGCGGCTCGAACTGCCTCCAGTGCATCTTCGATGCGATGCTTCTTTTCTATCATCTCCACCTCAGTTGCTCCCCCCACACGGATAACGGCCACTCCAGACGCAAGGCGAACGATTCGTTGCTGAATGCTATTGCAGGCTTCAAGGTCCGATGTGGCTTCGATTTCTGACTTAAGGAGATCAAGCCTCTTCTCTATATCCTCAAGGTTAGCATTACCCCCCACAAAGATGGTCTGTCCTTTGGTGCTTTCAACAAACTTTGACGTTCCAAAGTCAACCATAGATACATCTGCCAACTTGCGGCCAGAGTCGCGCGAAATGAATGTGGCCCCCAACGACACAGCAAGGTCCTCCATGGTATTTCTCCTCTCTTCACCGTAATAAGGAGCCTTGATGGCTGCTACTTTTAAAGTCCCTCGCATGGCATTCATAATCAGGGCTGCCAATGCTTGTCCTTCGATCTCATCGGCGACAATAACAAGGGGCTTTCCTTCTCGCGCCACCATCTCCAAGACAGGAAGGATATGCTCAACATTACTTATCTTGTAGTCGGTAACAAGAACCAATGGCTCGTCATGATGCATGACTGCTCGACGTTCATCAGTAATAAAAGCTCCAGCACAGAAACCAGATGCAATCTTAAACCCCTCAGTCACATCTAGAGAAGTCTCGGTGGACCTCGACTCTTCAATAGTAATGGAGCCATCTTGACCCACTCTATCGTAGGCCATGCTAATAATATCCCCAATTGAGGAATCGTTATTTGCAGAAATGGTAGCGATGTGTTTCACATCCTCAATATCCGCAATCGGGATAGCCATTGACTCTAGATTTTTTGCGATTTCTCTAACGGTAGAATTAATACCACGTTGCAATTCTGTGGGGGCGATGCCACTCGCGATGTGACGCTGAGAGCCTTTAAGGATGGCTCGGGCTAGCACCGTCGAAGTAGTTGTGCCATCGCCCGCCGTATTGTTTGTTTCAATGGCTGCCTGCTTGATTATTTGTGCACCCGCATTCTCAAAGGGATCTTCGAGAGAAACAAAATGAGCAACCGTCACCCCATCTTTGGTGATAAAGGGCGCTTTGCCTTTCTCCTTCAGCAAAACATTGCGGCCTCGCGGCCCTAAAGTGGATGCCACGTTGTCGGCTAAAATGTCTGCTCCGCGCAAAATCTTTTGCTGAAGCGTGTGATTATCATCATATTTTCGACCCATTAATACCTCTAGGTTAAGTTATCTTTATTATAATCACTTATTGAGGAAATGTCAAATGTTATTTGACTAAATTTCTTCTGTTGCGGGTTCTGCAGATTTGGCTAGCAGATCAACAACCTGCTCACCCTCTTGTTGTGCTTTTTTGTTTGCGTTCATCGCAGTGGAGCGGCGATCTGCACTAAAGTATTTTCCTACATTTTCTGTAAACGACTTGGTGGTTTCAAGCAGAGACATCATCTCTTCTCCCATTTTTTCAATGTAGATTTGAGCACATTCTTTAATGTTTTTGTTTGACATATTGAGTTCACCATACACCTCAACACCAGCGATGTTGGCTATTTTTTGTGTCCCAGCAGCACTGATAGACCATTGTTTCCCTACCGAACCACCTTTGGCTTCGTTGAGTTCCTCGCGCATCATTATTTTTTCTCGCTCATGAAACTCCCCAAAATAAGATTCTGCAACTTGTTGAGTAGTCCCTCTTTCGTATCCGGTATTGTAGGCTTTTTTCAGACTGTTTACCATCCTCTTGTCAGGCTCTTCAAGGTTCTGGGTAGCCATCCAACCTTCGAAGTTCGCCTCTTCCCCACCTTGAGCATCTTCAAATCCCTGCCGTTGCGCGGCTATGGCAATAGTTCTACCCATTTCCTTCGCATAATCCTGCCTCTTGAGTTCCGGATCAGAAGGAGCACTGCCGGCATCGTTAAATGCTCCCTCGGCATCCAAGTTTTTGTAAAACATACCGCGCGTAGTATCGTAGCCGGGTGTTTGCTTTAAGATTTCCAGCATCTCAAGTCTCCATTCTGGGGAGTCTTGCCACTGCGAGATATGTTCTTCCAACAAAGGTGCCGCCGGTCCTAGCAGATCTCCGTTACCTGTTGCCGTCATAATTTCAACGAAGTTTGCGCGACTGATTATGAAGTCGAGCAATAAAAGCTGCGACACATCGTCGCCTTCGGAGTTTTTTCGACCGATAAGGTACTTGATGGCCGGCTCGCCTGAGCCCCCTCGGATGAATAGATAGTCTACAAGGTTAGTAAAACTTCCGTGGATTGGAGTCTTTGGACTTAAAAGCTTGAGACTCACGGGCTCGTCATCACCCGTTACGAAGTCCTCAATGGGGAGCGTGCCCCCAATCCGGCCAGCGATCTGTTTTCCACCCGTTACCGCAGCCATGAAACCCTCGAAAACAAAACCGGCAGATGATTCGCTATAATCATTCAAACAGGCCTGCAATGACTCAATGATCATCATCATGTTCAAAATTGCATTAAATCTCATGCCTGTACCTTTTCGGCGCGCTTGGGCCGGATCGACGAAACTATTAACATGCTGGATGCGAGCCTGAACACTGGGCTGTCGAGTGATTGAGGCGAATATTCTTTCGATGTCCTTGCGTGATTGACTGTTGGGATCGCCCCACGATTCGTTGGGGGTCAGCTTAGGAATAGGGATGGACATGCTGAAGCGCTCGGCCTCTGTCAAAGAGGAGAGCTTGGGTAGTTGGACATTGACAATGTCCTCGATCATCTCTGTAAGCAAATCCACTTGGCTTTTAGTTTCTTCTTCTCTCACCTCAATAAACATATCCTTCATAAAATCTGACATTGTATTTCCTCTAAATTATAATATCTGCGATGCCATACTCGACCGCTTCCTCTGCGGATAAGTAGACATTCACCTTTCGTTCTAGTAACTTCTTGAGTTGTTTTTTGGTCAGATCTGTCTCCGCTATCAAACAATCGCTGTACATCTGTTGAATCTGCTCTACGGCTTCCATCTCATTAATGAGATTATGCAGAGGGCCATGGTTACCTGCGATCACTGAATGAATCATAACGCGACAGTTTTTCCCTATCTTGCGCTTTCCTTTCGTTCCGGCTGCTAATAAAATAACGCCGGCGGACATCACCTTTCCAATACCTACTGTGTGTATCTCGGTTGTCTCGCGCACCACTCTCATTATGTCGTACATTCCAAACATGTCATCAGCAGAGCCGCCATATGTGGACAAGTAAAAGGTGATGGGGTGTTCCTCGTCGGGAGTCAGCTTGTTAAGTTCATCCAAGTAGAGCATAGCGTGTATAAGTTCCGCGGTCTTCTCTTCGGAAACATCCGAAAACAAACCAATACTACGGAGGTCTGGCTCCGGTGGTCGTTGCTCGGACATCAATATCTGAGCTAGTTCTTGCTCCAGCGCCTGCATATCCTCTTCTCGGCGCTTGTCTGCCTTTTGTCCTTCATCCTCTTTGGGTCGCACCATATCTAAAATTTTATCTATCACTGTATAAACCTCCAGAATCTAAGAGCCTCTTCCTTGTGCTTTTGCAGGTGGGCCATGGCTGTGGGCCAATCATCGAACTCTAATCCGGGCTTAAAAGCTTGTGGAGTCTGTTCGATAAGATTAGAGATCGCTTGGGCTTTGAAGACAAGAGTTTCTTGCTCGAACTTCTGTTCGAACGATTTTTGAGTCTCCAAATCAGAGTCGGTTTCCATGAGGTGCTTTTTCATAATCCTTTCCGACGTTGCGTAGTTTTCTAACGCCCGGGTCGCCATTATTAAATAGATGATTCTACTGGATTTGAGCAATTTTAATGACAGACGAGTGGTGTTGAGAAAGTAAAAAGTTTTGCACGTCACATATCCAAAAATAAAAGTTAATGCATGCAGCCACCAAATATCCATGTTTCTCCTAAAAAATAACCACCGGGATTCCAGTGGTTATTATAACGGGTCGTAAACCAAATGTCAACAACTAGTTGGTAAGGCGACGCATGATACGCTCAGCAAGAGTGTCAATCACTTGTGCCTTGTTGTTTTCTTTTTGAAGACGGCTAGCTACTCGGCGAGCAATCTCATTGACGATGTCTTCTTCCGACTCCATCATGGGGGCCTCAATCTCGTCTTCTTCGGCGTCAAGGGCCATGTCGACTTCGCCTTCAAGCTCATCATCGGCAGCAATATCAGCGTCCATCTCGGCGTCTTCGATATCATCTTCGACGTCCATTTCAGTTGAAACTGGCTCACCCAAGACATCCTCAAGTGCTGTTTCCAGTGCTCCCATAAAGTCGTCAACAGATACCATATCTGCACCCCCGTCAGCATCCATGGCAGGCTCCATGTCGATATCTGCACCTATCTCGTCATCAGCCTCAAGCTCATCCGCAGCTGCTTCTTCGTCTCCTCTTAGAGAGTCGTCTTCGAGGTCGTCAGCGGCAAACTTTTCCAGCTCTTCTGGATCGGCTTCTTCTTCGTTCATGTCCGGTGACCTACTGAACTGCTGCATTCTTTCTTGTCCGAGTGGGCGAAGCTCCGCCAGCTTCATGAAGCTACGGATTTCCGATTCGGTTAACAGGGGTTTACGAGCCATCTTTTTTTCTCCTTCAAAATGAGTCAATAATAAATAGTTAAATATTTTGTAAAACCTACGATTTTTACCATTTCTCTGAGATGCGCCGCATCTTTAAGAGAGCTTTTTGTTCAATTTGCTTGACACGCGCAAAAGAAATTCCCAACCTCTCGCCAACTTGACGCAGAGTCAAGGTTCCATTTTCATATATAGAGACCAGCGTACAATTAAATTCTTCTTCATGATCGATCCACATTCGGCAATCTTGATGAGGGCAACTTTCTTGTAGTTCTTGGCATTTGCGTGAACACGGGCGCAACCCATCTATTTTCATAAGTCTGGGTGCTCCTTGGCTATTAAATCAAACAAATCCTCAAGCTGGTCACCCGATAAGCCAGCGTCGGAAAGCGTCTCCTTTCCTTGGCGGCGAAGCTTATTAGATTTGGCTTTCTTTTTAACAGACTGGGTCTTTATTTCATCAATGAAGCTTAAAATCCTCTCATCTTGTTCCAAATAGCCGGTTATCATTGCTCTAAAAAACTCGGACTGCCGCAAATCATCGTGCCGTAATCGTATTATCAACTGAGCATGTCGGTGATCGTTGTCGGTGAATACAATCTTTTTATTCATTTTGCCATATTCTGGCGTAGTGGGGGCTACCATCGACGACTCCGAATATGTGTACCGCTTTCCGATAGGCCTGAGCTAGTCTGGCGGATGAACTCGGCGGTGGATGCTAGCTCTGAAATAGTGCGTGCGCCACTGTAAGAAAGGCCCGACTGAATGCCGTTTTCTAAATCTTTTAAAATGTTTAGTACTGAGCCGCGATAAGGTACTCGCGCAGATACGCCCTCATTAGACGAGTATCTTCCCCGCCAGCCAAGTTGCGCCTCTTTTGAAGCCATGCCGCGATAGGTCTTCCATCTTGTGCCATCGGACTCCTCTATGATCTTGCCGGGAGCCTCATCAGTACCCGAAAGGAGCGAGCCACACATAACTGCGTCTGCACCTGCGGCCAAGGCTTTTACAATATCCCCGGAGTTTCGGATACCGCCGTCCGCAATGATGGCAATCTCTCTGTCGGTTTTGGCACACTCAAAGATAGTATGTAAACCGGGAACGCCATGGCCAGTCTGAACTCTTGTCGAACAGATAGATCCGCCGCCTATATTACATCGCGCTGAGTCAGCACCCCAATCAGCCAAATCGTTGACACCTTGAAGCGTGGCGACATTGCCAGCCATTAAGTGAAGATTTGAACCAAACTCCTTGCGAAGAGCTTGTAGCGCATCTTTCATGAGGATGTGGTGACCGTGCGCAACATCAACACATAAAAACGTAGCACCAGCATTAAGAACTTTGTGGGCGCGCTCTAGGTAATCGTCTGTCACTCCAATGGCAGCCCCCACCGTGATATTTGTCTTGTATTTCATTTGTGCCAGATCGATAGCCATAGAAACATATCGAGCTTGAATCTCCGGGGTATTGTACCGATGAACAACCGAGGTTGCACCTTGAGAGCCGAGTGCGGCGGCCATGGCTGTCTCCGTGATGGTATCCATGGGAGACGCAATAAGAGGGAGGCTTAGGTTTAAGTCATTCCCAAGCGACGTTGCCGCGGACACCTCGGCTCTGCTGCGAATGTCCGAATATCTCGGTAATAATAACACATCGTCATATGATAAAAATTCTTGCATGCTATCTTTCTCTCCCAATGAAATCTTTAATATACCGGACAGTGTACCACGTTGCCTCGTTGGGCTCTGCCGGATCGGGCAGTACCCGGATCTTCGCTTTGCGTGGTGACGCAAAGGTCTTGACGAGCGATATGGTAGGAACCCCATTGAAGCTCAACTGTTTTTCGATCGCAGGATAACTGTCTATATTAAAGGCGAAGAAGTGAATATCTCCATACTCGTCGTTGTTGGAAATATCTTCATAATATTCCTTCAGGTTATGACAAAGATGACAGTCGTTAGAATAAAATTTTATAACGCATGTTGCATCTTCCTTTACTTTGCCTCCCAAAATCTTTTTAAGGCCTTCTGTCGATAATCTATCTACACTCATTTTCAATTTTCTCCTCTGTTTTCTCTATGCAGTTGGGGCAATACAGCCTCACAGTCTCCTGTATCACCACCACCTTCCACGAACTAAGCATCTCTCGATCTTTCTTATCAAATGTGGTTGTGCACAGAGTACATGCTTCGGGAAGTTTTCCAAAAAGAGCCACCTGATTCGCTAGCTCTTGTTGTTCCTTGGGGGCCCTAGACAGAGCCCTTCTCTCTTTTCTATTCATCTTTCTTCTTCTTTTTCTTGCTTTTGCGAGCCGCAACTTGTGACTTACGATATGTAGGGGAACGCTCCTCCAAGTCGGCGGTCGTTATGGTACCGCCGCTGGCGGCTTCTTCCACCAAATCAGAAGCCGTCTGCGCATCGTCCTCCTTTTGGAGCTGCCTCGTAACCGCTAGTGCTTCCTCCAGCTTCTGGGCCTTTACCTGTTCTTCGATTACAGGCGCATACTGCTGCAACGTCAGCATTCCTCCCTCCAGCGCAGCTAAACGGTTAGCAAGTTGAGCCATCTGATCCACTGTGCCCTCTGTGGCTGGTGCGGCGTATAGGTCTTTCATTGCTTCGAATGTTTCCATAACAGAACCACGCAAACGCAATAATGTTGCTTCAATAATTTTTTTGCTCACCGGTTCATTCCTCCAAATATTTGCTGTCTATTAGTTCCGTCGAACACGACGACTGCTGATGGGAATGGGGCAGAATTTTCACTGTCACCAAACTTAAGTCTCCCTTTTACAAAATATACTTCATCGGCTTTCATAACATACTTGTGCCAGTATTTTGTATCGGTTCGAGCCGGAATAAGCATGACTACCTTTGTGTTTTCGTTGCGACTGTCTTTGTATGCCTTTTCGATCCACCGATCAATCCCCCTGCCATAGGGCGGATTAATAAAACTAGTAAATCCGGCCCAACTCTTAGACAATCCGTTTTCCGCTTCGGTAAAGAAGTTGGCGCACTTGGTGTTCGTGGGATCGGCGCAAGGATCTAGATCAAAAGGACCAAATCTCCAATTTAGTTTGTCGAAAAATTCTTGGGGAGTCGCCCATTCGCCTGTCTTCGACGAGAACAAGGTCAGTTGTGTACTTTTATTCATTGCGGCCTACCTCCATTGCATCGCGGACTGCTTCAATCTCATAACGAAAATCTCCCGTGGTCAGCAGAATGCACGGGATCTTGCCTTCCTTGCGCCATTGCGCAACAGTGCCCACAGAGCAGCTGTAAAAACGAGCTACTTCGCCCGGCGTCCATAGTTGCATGTTTTTCTTAGTTAGTTTATTCACTTTCCCCTCCGCTCAAAAGATTGAAGTTCTCTACAACTTCCTCAATGTTGACTTTACCCTTGAAAAGACGATAAGCCTTTACTGCTGCTCGGATTTCATCCGTATTAAGCCAACCATTCTGACGAAACTCGGCGCGGAGTTCGCGCTTTTGTTCTTGATATGGTTCGATGCATTCCTCGATTGCTGCCAAGGAGCGGATATACTCCTTAACATATTGTTGTTTTTGATTTTCAGCCATCAGGCCCTCCTTTGTTTAACATATACATTATAACAACTGAATCTTTGTGCGTCAAGTTATTTTGTAACGATTATTCCAAATAAATGATTCATGAACTTTCTAATCACTATGTCTTTCTCTTCCACTGACTCGCACTCTGAAAACAAGTAGTTGTAAGTGGAGCGACTCTTTCTTATGACGGCGGCGAGTCTGTGTGACTCTTTCTTCATCCATCTAATTTGTTGCTTGTAGTTGCGAGGTGTTTTGATGTTTAACTCTTTAGCTATTTTTAAAATAATAAAGTATTTTCTTTCTTCTAATGCGCGGCGCGCTGCGTTAAACTTGTCGATGGCCGATGAGCGCTCTTGTGCTGAGAGATCTTTAGAGAGTCGATCTGGATGCAGAATCATGGCTATCTTACGAAAAGTCTTGTTAAAGGCTTCATGTAGTTCCGTATCATCTTGTGTTTTTTCGTATTCGCTAATGTTTGTGCTCTCTCCTGCCTCTTCTTGGGGATGGACAAGCTTCTGTTCCTGATATAGTGCAACCGCGTATTGAAGATCCGATAATGCTTTTTGGCCCCCTGTCCCATTGGTGGGGGGTTGTGTCACCCCGTACATGCTATTCACTCTTTCGGCGTGTTCTCGATTTAGTTGGTCGATATCGATATCGTGACGTTCGCAAAAATCTTGGTAGTGTTCATGAAACTCTGGTGCCACGGACGTGTTTATCTCCTCAAGGAACTCATTTTCCTCATGGAGATAAGTCAGTTCGTTTACCAATCGGCTCCATCTTATTTTTAGCGACGCACTCATCGCAGTAACTAGGGCCGTTAGCCCAATAGTTTGAATGTTCTCCACATAGCAAACGTGGAAAAGCCCCAGTTTTCATCATAATCCAACTTTGCCATGTAAGGACGATTGAGTTGAATACGATCTCTATCGGGCTTTACTCCCCAACACCTGATGCGTGTGACTTCATTGTTTGAGTCAATAACTTCAACAATCCAATACAGCTTTCCGTTTTTTGTTTTACGTTCCGTAACCTTTCTAGGAATGAACCAGCAGACTTGAAGTTCTGGGTCAAACTCAGAGATAGGGGGAATAAATCTCTCTTGCAGCCTTTCGACAGTCTCTGTGCTAATCACCAGATTGATGGGGAAAACCCCAGTTAGATCCGTTTTGAACTGAATGATTTCTTCTTCCGTAAAATCTCCCTCTGGCTTGTATAGATCGATATTCTCGGCCAAGCGCTTTAGATTCTTTGGTCTCTCAACAATGCATGCGGACCAAAAATGTTTGCGGCCGGTGAACCGATCGTCAACCAACATGTCTAGGGCACCGCCGCGCGCTAACGCATCCAGTGATTTCTTGTTGAGTTTGCTGTAAGAGATTCCTTCTCTAAACAACAAGTCTTCGGCATTGAGGAATGGCCGGTGGGCGATCACTTGCTCAATCGCAGAGGCACCCAGCCCCTTAATAGAAGTGAGAGGCTGAATAAGGGTCTGGCCGTCTTCGCTAATTTCCCACACGGCCCCTGACTTATTAATGTCAAGGGGTGCGATGTCAAAGCCAAACTTCTTAGCGATATTGATCGCCTTCTCCTTTCGACTCTCAGGCTCCTTATCTAGGAACGCAGCCATCCATTCTGATGGGTAGTAGTTCCACAACCATGCACATTGAAACGAAATGATCGAGTAGCTAACAGCGTGAGACTTGTTGAAGCCATATCCTGAGAAGTACTCAAACTTATCCCAGAGAGCTTGGGCCTCGTCTCTGCCGATGCCGTTCGCACCACAGCCGGTGATAAACTTATCGTGTAGCTTACCCTTCACGGAGCCCTTGCCTGTTCCCTTCTTGGTCAGCACCTTGCGAAGCATGTTGCCTTCGTCTAGAGTCAAGCCTCCAAGCTTGTGGGCAAGCAACGCAATCTGCTCCTGAAAGATAAGGAATCCGAATGTCTCTTGGGTTATATCTTGTGCATCATTATTCAAATACTTGATATAGTGAGGGCTTTCCTTCGCTTCCACGTATTCATCGTGAACGTTCGCGGCCAATGGGCCCGGTCGATAGATAGAGGTGATAGCAGACACATCAATAATGTTAGTTGGCTTTGCTCGCACGCAGAACTGCTGTGCTCCCTGCTCTGTGAACTGGAAGACTCCAGCCCACTTGCCTGTGTGGAAGATGTTCTGATACACTTCCTGATCGTTTAGATCAATAACATCTGGATGTAGGTTCTTCTCGTAGTATTCTCGAATCTGAGCAAACGTGGGTTCATCGACGCTGTAATGACGCTTCAGAATATGATAGATTGCACCCTCCATCATCTTAAGAGTGGATAACCCGAGCAAATCGAACTTAATGAACCCCATTGGTTCAAGGTGTCGGACGTTCTGACCCTCTGACCATGGCGCTTGGCGTACGCCGCCTGAGTTAATCAGGGGCATACTCTTGTCCAGATCCTCTGCAATAACCACGCCGCCTGCATGTCGGGAACAGGAGCGAACCTGACCAACAAGACCCTCGACGTGTGTCTTGACCGCAGGGTATTTGTTGAGATAGGCCTGCAACGTCGGGGAAAACTCCATGACCTCTTCCCATGTCGGCGCGTACACGCCGGCCTTGATGCCATGCTTTTGTTTAGCCGCAGGTGTCGCCTCGCGGATCATAATCGAAGTGACGGTATTAACTTCAGTAAATGGAATGTTGTATAACTTAGAAATATCCTTGATCAGAGACTTGAGCTGCAGCGTGTTCCAGTTTGAAATAGGTGCCACACAATCCTCACCCCACATCTCAACTAACTTTTCCTTGAGCGCCATGGAGTCGGACACATCGTAATCGATATCTGGGTAGTCTTCGGCATCGGAACGCAAGAAACGCGAGAACAGAAGCCTGTGCTTGATTGGATCAACTTGAGTAATGTTCAATGCGTATGCAACCAGAGAACCAGCGGCAGAGCCGCGGCCGGGGCCAGTGAGCATCATGTCTGTGGCCACGTCGACGATGGATTTCATCGTTAGGAAGTACTTGGAGAAGCCGCGGTCATCGATGACATTTAACTCTTGCTTGAGGCGGTCTGTATATTCTTTATTCGTATGCAAGCCCTTGTCTTTGAGTCCTTCTAGGGCATAGTTGACTAGTGCCTGCGTAGCTGTAAACCCTGCCGGAACAACGAACTCGGGAAGTCGAACTGTGTTGTCGGGCAGGAACGACTCGATCCGCTCGAAAGCGATCCTGTGAGATTCCTCGATGCTCTCCCTCACCAAATCGTCATCGTACTGAAAACCGCACGCCTCGGAATACTGCTTGTAGCTTTCCCACATTTGGTCGCCGTTCTTTGGATATAGCTCGTAGCCGATTTCTTCAACCCCATCGGGCAATTCGGATTCCCCCTCTGCCCACGATGGTGTACCTTTACCAAGCCAACCAAGACGCTTGTAAAGCTCTCTGTCCTTCCAAGCGTCAGGGTTGGGGTAATGGCTGTCGGCTGTTGTCAGCAGTCCAACGCCAAACTCTTTAGCAACTTGAATCACATACTGATTAAGTTCATGCTGCTCTTTAATGTTGTTCCATTGTATCTCGGCATACCAGCGATCACCGAAAATGTCGACCATGCGTTGTGTGGATTCGCGCATTGCATCCAATACTGCTTCATCCCCGTCTTCTCGGTTCTCCCAATAGTTTCCGGCGTACACCCCACCAAGGCAAGCAGAAGAAGCAATAATACCTTCATTGTACTTTTCCAATAGCGCGTAGTCGATGCGGGGGTAGCGATAGAAATTCTCCGGCTGGTATGACTCTGATACCAACTTAAATAGGTTGTTCAGCCCTGTTTGGTTCTGGGCTAGTAATACGAGGTGCCGCCGGCGCTTGAGAATTCCTTGGATCTTCTTACTGTCGCCCTCATCCTCTACAGTGGCTCCGGATTGTGCATCCTTCTTGATTGCACGTGCTTTCTTCTTGTCTTCCATTGCCTGATCGTAGGCTTCGCGCCACTCAGCGATGGAAGGCGTGAAATACGCCTCACAACCAAAGATAGGCTTGAAGTCCTTACCTGCTTCCTGCATCTTCTTGGCATGCAGTACTTGATACGCGAGTCCATTCATGTTGCCATGATCAGTTAGTGCCAATGCATCACACCCATTCTCATAGGCAAAATCCATATGATCTTGGGGATATCCAATCGCATCAAAAATCGAACCTGCCACACTATGTGCATGCAAGCCTACAAATTTAATCTTGGGTGTCGTCCTCGTGGCTGCAGCATTCGTCGACGGGTGGGCTGATTGAGTCATGTTTCTTTCCTGAAAGTTTGATGTAAATGGCCCAGAGTACGGGCACTGCGATTGGGTGTAGACATACAATCCAGCTAATGGGCGCCCCGGTTAAAAACCACGGATCCACATTGTTACCCAACCAAATAAATATAATGGGGAAGACCACGTCTTCCATAATCTCCCACATTACAAATATTATAACAAAGGCTTTCCCATGTTGCAAGAACATTTTCTTAATATTTTCAAATTTCCAATTTTTGATCTTGTTCTTTATTTTTGTTTTAAGCCATTTCATTATTCTTCATAACCGAATTTTTCATGTGTGTGAGCCCTTATGAGTTCTTTGTAGGGTACTGCGATTTTATGTCCAGAGCCCATGTACGAGATATAGTTGTCCCACCTCATCGCATCGTAGAACCAATCGAGTTCTACTTTAGTCGCGGCTGCGTCTTCGATCTTCAGTGGAAGGAATATGTCGCTTAGTTGGAAGAAGCGTGCGCTCCATCTCTGGCTGAGGGGCAGTTTCTCCGAAGGGTATTGCTGGCCGGGTGAAGGGGGTAAATATTCCCTTGTTGTTGTTTGGTTGATGTTGCGTCGACATATTTTAAAATCTTCTCCTGTCATAGTAAAAGAAAGAGGTAGGTTATCTTTTACGGTTTTGTCGTGATGCGTAAAGAATAAATTTTTATCTTTACTTTTAATATCCTTGCGATATTGCCTTACTGTTTCTACGTTAAATAATCCCAACGGGAAAGAAATATAATATTTCTCGGGGACAATCCATTGCGAAAGCTTGTAAGATGTTCTCCATGCGCTGTGGATTCCATGAATCACAGACCACCCATATGAATCACGTCGATCGCGGTCCTTGGGGTGTATGGGAACGTAATAAATAGGCACCTCTTTGCGTTGTTCCTTGTAAAATTTACTAAATTTGCGTGCATAATACACAGGGTCATAAATCCAATCCCCCACTACCTTTCTGACAAGAGGGATCATGTCATCATTTGCTATCACCCAAATGGTCTGGCACCCCGCCACAGCACATTCGTATATCGATTTTTGTATGGCCGAAAATCCGTTGTTTACGGGAACCAAAACCTCTGGCATAGTGTTGGCATGGTCGGTTTTTATATTTGCTAGGGGAACTATACCGGCAACGTGTAATCGCATCTTAAGGCCCTGTATGTGGATAAGTCTCTGCGTGCTACTAACGCCAACAACTCGTCTTCGGTCAGATTGTTGTTACATATTTTGGGATCCAGCCTACATTGATGTAGATTATTTACATACTTAACTCGGCTTATGTTGGATGTTTTAAATCTATAATGCTTTGGCTTTCCCGTGGGCGTATAGCCGTTCAGGGGTCCCCTCATCCCATTGTCATATAATGTTTTTTCCATTTTAAATCTTGCTATAATCTCTGAATAATCCGGATCATTCAGTTGGGACTTGGTCAGAGTTGACACCACACAAGCATCTTTAACGCCAGTATTCCCATCAATTCTGTCAGATGAATAGAACCATATCTCGCCCACAAAATCATCATTTGTGGATAGGTAATCGATTTCATGTTTTCCTCCTTTGTGAAACGCAATGTAATCATAACACGTGTAAGCGCCATCTTCAGCGCCTTCTTCTATACTTATGCCAAAAGTATTAGGATCTCCAAAATAATGACACTTATCAAAATCCAGTTCATGAATTTTGGCGTACTCACTGCTGCATACAATCTTCGTCTCATCATATCTTATTGTATCACATAAATTTCCCAATGGTAAGAGGCCATCCAAAGAAAGAAGAAATGCAAGTCGCTCCCATAATAACTCCTTTCGAATTCCTACCTCAAACGATGAAGTCGGCGTGGTCATTATTTGGTTATCTGTTGGGATCCCTATATTTTTTAATGTCAGCTGGGGATCAAAATAATCAAACCGAAAGGGAACTTGGGCGCGCGTAAAATATAGGGGTAGCTGATGGACGTATGCAAACATTAATGCTTTCAGATTGCCCCCGATGACTATTTCATCATGATGTAAGATGGGGCCGCCTTCGGAAGCCAACCAAGAGAGTGATCACAAACAGGGTATACAGGCCCGCTCTTGTGCCTGATGCTGTGCTACAGCTTCCAGATGATTTGGACGATGGGCTTCTTTCATTTTCAAATTCAAGAGATGATTCCGTATCCTCATGCGTCACGCCTGTGTCGGAATTTTCTTCGGGCGCTGCCGTATCCTCATCGTCTACAACAACCTCTTCCTCCTCTTCTGTTGGGACATACACGGGTTGCGAAATCACCAAATCACTCAGCATGACGCCGAGTTCGTAATGAAAGGGGTCGTACCAGCCAGTATCGAAATTGGCCACAAAGTTTAACTGATCTATTTTGAAAGGCATACCCTCTTCTACTTGCACACTCAAGAAGTATTCGTGATAGGCTGATTGCGTCTCTCTTTCTCCCCGATTGAGATACATGTCCCAAGCCATCAAATCAGCGCGGCCGTCGACGTACACATCCCACTCGTAGAGTGTAACTTCATATTGTGTTTGAACCGAATATTCTGAGGAGTGGTATCCTTTGATCTGCACATTACCTTCTGCTTTGATATCTCCGTCGTCCGACAGGGGGTAAGCACCGTGCGCCATAATGGCGCCTTCGGAGTCCGAGCCGATACCATATTTATTCTGGAACGTCACCTGTCCATAAGCATCAATACCGTATGACTCAAAAGGAACCGACCAGTCCCACCGAAAGGCGCCCTGTTCCCGTTCAATGTCAGTCATGGCCTCGACGCTTAAAACGGGATGCTCACCCCAATCTGACCACTCGTCGGCCCATAGTTTACACTGCGCCCCACGAGCCCAGTCCCATGGTGCGTAATAACAATCATCGCCCGGAGTGACCCGAGACTTGATGACTCCAACGTAAAAATCTGTGCCCCTGTCGATGGATGACTCGAACCAAAAGAACTCCACGATCGCATCAATGGTGTTGTCGTGCTCATCGGAGTTGCCGACGTATAAAGTGTTGCCTTCAAAAAATGCGTAGGGAAATCGGCCCTCACTGCCAGTGATGTCTGTAGCGTCTTCGAACGATACGTCCCAGTCTCCTTCTAAAATAGATGCGCCCGTGTATGACGTCTCGCTGGCGCTTAAACTCGTTGCATGGGCACTGCCCCCAAGCACTAGCGCTAATAGTAAACTAAACATGATTCTCCTAGATGTTTGTTAGAGTATATCGCATTACCGATCAGATGTCAACTATCTTTTGCGGATACCATAAGAATCATATCCCCCATATCGCCAATCGGGGTGCATAATATGATATCTCTGTTTGTAGTGGGCCCACCCAAGAGCGTGTCCGATTTCGTGTTCAAGCACTCTCTCTCTGCGAGCATTGTGAGGAAGTATCTGGATCTTGGCTCTTACAATTTTACCGGTCTTGGTGTCGGTATAAAGCCTCGTCGAGGCCATGTGCTTAACGTCAAAGGTGTTATCGGGGATGGTGATGAGAATCTCCCCATGCTTAGGGGTCATACACATAGAGTAGGGATCTCCTCTCACGGTACCGAACTCATAGCCATGGCGCTCCCAATAACTTAGTGCGCGTGTAGTGCGACTTACGGACACTCCAGAATCCGTACACACACGTACCGTGGGTATAAGCTCCCAGTGGGTCGTTTGCTTAGGTTTTCCTATGGCCTTGAGTTCTGTTGGAGATTTCTCAGATACCCGATATCGCTGATCTGCTATGTCATACGGGTATAACAGAGCCATGCACAAAAACAAAAAATGTCCCACATATTATATAGATGAGATTTTTGTTATGTCTTCTTTACTTGAGTATCCCAGTCAATAATATCAATATCATACTTAACTTCATCTAGCAAGGTTTTAATGTCGAGCCCTGCACAGTCGATCTTGTTCTTGCTAATGTGGTAATGGCTGACGAAGCCTTCAAAATTGCCGTACGCGACTCGCTGCTCGTAGTTTTTAGAGGTTTTACCAAACTGGTTGAGTGGAGTTTCGTACGAGATCCCTGTGGCTGCGTGTACTGCTTTCCAGAGAGCCTTGAGTGCGTCGAGTTGTTGTGGGTAAAAACCGGTGAACGGATCTAACTTCTCGCCATGAACCCAAGCATCGTCCACAATCGGCCTTTCTCCAAAGCCATTCTTTTTGTACCAATTTTGGTATTTGGGGTAATATGCGTTACTAATTTCTACACCAATAGATGGCCTGTTGGTGCGAGAGGAACCTGCATGCCATGCGGCATGTTGTAAATCTAGCGTTTGATAAATGGTGCCGTCGTTATCAATCAAGAAATGCACAGAGATGCCGCGGCGATCTAGAACACCCTGACAAGATCGGGAGGAGAGACACACGTCCCAGTGATTCACAAAATAGCGAATCTTTCGCTTTGGTCGACCAGAATAATCATAGTAGTTGCCTCTGCGAGCACACAGGCCGCCGTCTTCAGACCACAACACGAACTTATCCCAAGCGATTGGGAAGAAATCTCCATTATAAACAATGTGACTGGAGTATTGGGTGCCTTCGGGCTTGTGTATATCAATATTTGCCTGCCTATCGGTCCAAAGGCGTCTGAATGTCATAGGGCCACATAAGCCGTCTGCACTGATTCCACGTACTCTCTGCCATTTTTTTATAGCTCGAACAAGCTTGTCGTCGAAGTACTTTTCTCCAAACCACGAAGGTTCCCATCCAAGCTTCTTGGCCGAAGCTTCGTTGTAGAAATTCTTGTCCATTCGGTTCCCTAACTAACGATTCCAACTACATAATTGTCTAGAATAACGCTATAATTAGTGGCTCCGATCTTTATTTCCTCCATCATCGAGCGGTCAACAACGATTTTAGAGCCGGGACAGAGAGTGAAACGTACATCATCGGCCACTTCTTTAACTTCTACCATTACGTACCTATCTTCTATAGGCTTGTAGTCATCCGGAAGAACAATAAGTGATTCCGGGGAGTTCTCCTTGGTTTCCTCAACGAGAACATATCTATTAACAGGCTTAAACATCTCCAATCTCCTTTTGTATTAGTTTTTTCTGTGTGTTATATTCTCTGTGGCTTAGAAAGATGTCTTCTCTTTTGCCACAGTTTCTACACACCATCGTCAGGTGTACATTGTTGCCGTGTGTAGATCTTACATTACCGGCGGGGACGTAATAGCATGATGAATTGTGTCCCGCGCAATTTTGTTTCAGGAACCTAGGCTCCATTAAATGATTAAAGTTCACCTATCACCTCATATAGTACACGATTCGCCGTCGCAAAACTTAGTACCACTTCCAGCTTGTTCGGTATTAATCCGTTGCAGTGGCTTAATGGCTTTTTTCATTGCTTCGTACTTTTGTTTAGATATCGGCTCATAGGGGGCCTGCTTGTATCCTGTCTCGCTAAGTTTTAGAAAGGAGACCGCCTTTAGTCTCGTCTCATACATTTCTAGCGCACTCTTAATTTGATTGGCCTCTTCGCCCTTAAAAGTAACCGTGACAGACACTGCATTATCGGCCCAGTAATGTTGATATTGTGCAGCAATCTCTAGCTGCTCCCACATACTAACATCTCTTTTTCCTTTTGTGAAGTGTTCCTCTTTTACGGGAAATTCTACGACTGAAGTGTTGGGAGAATACGCATCCTCCTCAATAGTATATCCTGCTTCTTTAAGTGCAGCGAGGACGGGGGAAATATTGGAAAAGCGTATGCGACGAATATAGTATTCATCTTCAGGGAAATGAATTCCCGGCGTTGATCCATTCAGAAGGGATACAGTCCCAGACGGCTTAATCGAGGTCATCTTAATCGAACGCGGAACACATAACCAGTTAGAATATTCGGTGTCCAATTCTTTAACGTACCCATAAGCGTTGTCGCACCAATCCAACATCACTCTGCGGCCATGTTTTTTGAACGCCTGCACGATTCCGGACTGGGAGAGTCCAATCCGGCGGTTTTTAAGCATTTTCGCATTGGTTTCTGGCCAATGTGTGTTAACAAGAGTCACGGTCTTGCCGTAAAGATATGCACACTTCAAAGTTCGCAAATAATCTTCGTAGTCATCATGCTTGGCAGGAAAGGTTTCAACGAGACAACACAACTCTGCATTGTGAAGACTTTGCTCCACGCACGGGTTGAAACCCACAACCTCCGCATCGTCATAAGTAACGCCGTCTTTGAAGCGACCATAGGCTCTCGCGTTTTCTAACCAGATAGTTCCGGGTTCGCCATTCTCCTGTACCTGTCCAGCATGCCATGAATAGTCCATGCCGACTGGCGCATTGTAGGAGTTGTTCGAACCCCACCTGTGGTGGTATAACTTTTCTTGATCGTTTTTCATTTCGAGATAATGAATGTCCTCATGGGCCCCCAAAGCAAGCGCCGCGGATCGCCGAACATTTCCTGAAACCACGCATCTTCCGATAAGATTCTCTATATCTACGATGTCTACAGATGTAATGAGTTCGCCGATTTTGTCAGCAAACAGTTCTGTGAGATTTCCGTGTAACTCAATGAGAGGATCGGGACCAGAAGAAGTGCCACCAAAGCCATGGATGAGAGCACCAAGTGGCCGGATGGCCGAATAATCAAACTTGGGTACTTTTCCCCCGAAAAGGAATCCATCGAGCAAAATTTGAACTGAGTTCACCCACCCTTCGCGAGAATCATCGATCACTAAAGTATCATTGGTATACTGAGGTTCTCTAATGGTAATCGTGCCGGCTCCTTTGGTATCAAAGCCCACACCGACGCCCACCATAAGGGCATCCATGATCCATCCAAAAATATAACCACCCTTCGTAGAGAGATCCGCGGTTGATCTAAATGCGCAATTGAATAAGGCTGCACCCGTTCTTTCTGTGACAAACTTAGTGCCCATCATCCAAAGGCCGCGGCCCGGAGGGGTCCACTTCAAATTAAACAATCGATCATAGGCATCTTTAGCGGTGCGCTGGGCTTTCTGATCGTTCCATTCGAGACCGAGACGAACAACGTGTTCTTTCTGAATATCAAACATTCCTTCAATAACTCGGCGGCATGTCTGCCACCACTCTTCGGTTCCTTCTTGCTCGGGATCGAACTCACTTAAACGTCTTGAGTATGTTCTTTTAAAAGTTACATATCCTAGTGGGCCCCATGGCACCTCTTGGGTCTTATATGGCTCGATAAACGACTCTGAAAGCCTAAACCGGCGGATGTTTTCAATTGTTCTCATTAGTATTATTTCCTTTTTCTATATTTTTCATACTTGTTTTGCAACAGTTCTTTCTGTTGCTTGGTGCCTAATGCAACCGGATTGGCGGGGATTTTAGAACCAGCACCCGTGGGATTTACGGTGTTGGCTTTGGGCATTATTTTTATTTTGACATTGGAGGTGTCCATAAATATATCATACACTATTCCATCGGGTCCGTTTCTATTTTTTGCAATAAAAATCTTGCCAGTATTGTTCTGCTTATCCTCAACCGTGCGTGACACCGAGAAGATGAAGTCAGCCACAAAGCATTTATTAAATGCTTCAGAAATTTGCTCCATTGTGATCACTTCGGCGTTTAGGCCGGAGCGATTGGTTTGAGAGGCTGTCCAGATGGGACAACTGAACTCTGTCGATAGTCCTCTTAAGTCCTCGTAGATAGACTCTAGTTCTGCGCGCTTCTCTTTGCGTACCACCACGGGCTTCAAAAGATCTGCGTAGTCTACGATTATCATGCCCGGATTTATTCCGCGCTTCAGCAGCTTGTTCAAGTGGGCTCGGATAGTGTTAACAGTAGCTGACTTGGTGGGGTATTCTTTAACGATTAGCGCGCCGTCGATATCCTTGATCTCATCATATATCTCTTCTTTGAAATTAATCAAATCACTCAAAGGGTATCCCGTGATGCAACTATCATAACGATTTGCAATCACAGTATCCTGAAGCTCTAAAGTATAATGTATGACCGTCTTTCCCTCTTTGACCGCTTGAGAGCCAAGATGCACCAATACCATTGATTTTCCGGCGCCGGTGGGTGCGACCACCACCCCAAGCTCGCTTTTGCCTAGGCCCCCACCCACAATATGATCGACCTCTTTCCACCCCGTGGTTACAGGCTGTCTGTGCTTGGGCTTGTATCTCTCCTCAAAATCTGCTAAAAAATCATGGCCAAAGTTTGTCTCCGAACCTAGCTTTAAGGAGTCGTTGATGACTTTGGAGATTTCATCAAAGGAGCAGGACTGAAGCAAATCTACCGATTGCATCATGGCTTCTTTCAGATTCTGCTTACGACAAAAATCTAAAGATTGCTCCTTTATATATTCGGTATCCTCAAGCTCCGTAGTAGAAATACGAGTAAAGTATTCTTTGACTTGTTGCTGGGTGACAGGTTCTTCAGTTTCAAGCTCTGTTCGCAAGATTGTAGCGATAGCATCTGCAGATGGGTGCTTCGAATATCTCTCTCTGTAGGATGTAATTTTATCGGTGAATATGCGCAGATACTCCAGCTCTAGGAAGCTGAGATCAAGCACTTCGGTTATCTGATCAGCAAATGGCCGGTCTTGATAAATAAGTTGTACGAGGCCTTCTTGAAACGTCTTACCATATTTGCCAAAAGTAGGCTTTTTTGTATTAGTAGAGCCGTTCAAGCGCCACCCCCCTGTGTGTTTATAAGTATAACATTTTAGACTCAGAAGTCAAGGTATTTAACATTCTGAGTGTATTTTATTTAAGTGCAATTCTAAGTCCTTCCAATTAAGTTCTCCGAATCCATCATCACGCATCTTCTTGATTATTTCTATCTTGTTGAAATTGCAATCAAAGTTTTCCACAGAATTTTTAACGAAGTCTTTTGACTGGTTTGAAAGTAGTGGAGAATAAAGTTGCATCATTTTGTAGTTGTGGGCGATCGTCTCTTGACCTTCCAAGATGTTGTCATGAAATTTTAGCTTTTTATCCACCTTCTCGCAGTAAGAAACAATATCATCGATTGTGTAATCTTTATCTGCCGCGAGAAACCCAAGTCGTCGTTGAATGGTCTTAAAGCCCACTGATTTAATGCCGGGTAGGTTATCGGAGGCATCGCCCACTAGTGCGCGGGCGAGCGCCATATTGCGCGGATGCACACCCAACTCCTCCACAATTCTCTTCTTGTTGTAGACGGTCTTGCTTACAGGCCTGAATACTACGGTTTCATCATCACATAGCTGGTAGAAATCCTTGTCGTTCGACACAACAACCTTTTGCCACCCACTGTAATAAGGCATTTGAGTTAAGTAAGAAATGACATCATCAGCCTCCACCTCTGGAATAATAATCTGAATAATGGGCATTTCGTTCAAATACTCCATTAGCCTCATCTGTTGCCATATCTTGTTTTGTATCTCTTCTTCATCCGTCAGATTTTTTACTGAGCGATTAAGCCTAATGGGTTTTCTGCCGCTCTTGTAGTTCTTGTTGAGAGCCTTCCGCTTTCTAGACCCATTAGGACCATCCCACACAAAGATAATTTCATCCGGCTTAGAGTCTCGTACGAGTTTTTGCAAGATCTTAAGAGAACCCTTAATTCCCCCACAAGGCTCCCCCTGCATGGTCAGACTAGGATCCATGATGTAAGCTCTCAAGTAAAGATTAAGGGAGTCGATGATTAATACTCGTTTTTTATCTGTTTGTGTCATTATGCCATCCACCAGTCGGGTGATTCTGTCTTCCATGTGGCAAAGCGGGCTTTTTCTCCCATATAATAGGAGCGATACGCCTTCACCACACAATCATTCTTATATTGCGGGGGCATAGCCTGAGCAAACGGAGTAATCTCCTGCTTATCAAATACTATATCTAAATCCCGCGCAAACTCAATAATACGCTGGCTCTTGTGAATCTTGCCATAACGTAAAGTATACTCTGCGCACAGAGCCAGTCCGTGACTAACCAGCCAGTCCCAATTTGCTTTGGATTGTCCAGCCCACAAAGTGCACGGGTGGCGAGTGTGAGTGGCGCCATAGGGCATCGCATGTCCCTTAACGGCCCCAACCGCACACAGCATTTGTGCTGTTTCTAAAACCATCTTTACGACGTGCTTATCGCACATCATGGAAGCAGCAACGATCGGATCTCGATCTAATACAAAAATATTCATGAAAGCCCTCCTACAAGCTTATAGATTATTATAGCCCGTTGGCCGGGCGGTGTCAAGGACTTTATTCAGGATCAGCGTAAAACTGTTCTGCGGATCCTTCTCGGCGATCAAACTTCTGAACCACTTCTTCGTCCATGAGTTTCAAAATATTTGCACGGAACTCCTCATCACTCTTAACCGTCTCGGTCCACTTAGAAGGCTGAAACTTCTTGGTATACCCATCGGGCATCGTGAGAGTGTACCATGCTCCCGCACTCGTAAGACAATCGGAACTCTTGATTGCTTCAAACCAGCTTTCCTCGTCGCGAATACCAATCTCTTCTGTTCCCCATAGAATGCGGAATGCACAGTTTCTTCCTTGGGTTCCAAATCGAGACTTCTCCAACTTTGCCTTCACTTCTGACCCAATCCGATATCCTTTGTCATCTTCAATGAATGCCGACTTGGCTTTTCGGCCTGTCAGCCAGATACGAAGAGAGTAAGAATATTGAAGAGCTTTCCCTCCGGGTGTCATGTAAGGTGTCGTCATCGCAATGATGCGCGCGTTAGGGCCGCTGGGGATATTTGCTTTAAGTTGATTGAGAACCAAGAACGTAGCCTGACTGTCTGCAATCGGAATGATAAGTTTGGACATTCCCTTAGCTAGAATGCGAGCTTTAACGGCCATCGAGGATTGAGGGTTAAAGTCACCCTCAACATCCGAAACGGACGGAGTAAACGCTAGCGAGTCCCAAATAAAGAGAAGCTGTTGTTCTGACGCTCCAAGAAGTTCTTCTACAGTCTCCAAGACAAACTCAACAGAGGATGCCTGAACATACATTAACTGCTCTAAATCGCACCCAGTTCGCTCCAAGAAGCTTGGATCGATAGCAGACTCAGAATCGAAGTAAACGACAAGCTTGCCCTGTTTCTGAGCGTTTGCTGCAATCTGTGCAGCCATGTAAGATTTACCTGTGGATTCAAGGCCTGCAATCTCAGAGATTTTGCCGACAGGGATGCCGGCGCGGCGTCCCTTGCAAATAATAGAATCAAGCCAGCGTGAGCCAGTGGGAATCCATTCCTTAACCTCTGTGGGATTTTCTCCCGTCAGATTGTGTGCTACGTTTCTGCCAGCTTTTTTATTAACCAGCTTCATCAAGTCTTGCATTGAAACGCGACCTGCTTTCGGGTCGGTTTTGGTTTTTCTAGCCATTATTTCTCCTCAGAAATTTTGTTATACTGTTTGGTTTGAGAGTTCCACTGGTAGGCATAGTCATAATCTTCGTCCGAAATCAAGCCCTTGAGAAATACTATTTTGGTATAGCGGGCGCACTTCCATTTGGGACGCTGTTCATGATTATTGTAGGCGGTCAAGTTCTTTATGTGTTTTTCGATATTTTCCTTTCGAGTGTCAGGATCCATAACCTTGGGGTTACCAAAGATCATTACCTCAACGTCATACGCGTCATCTATCTTACGTGACCACTGTAAGTCCTGCATGATCCGGCGGTAGTTACGTACATGGGTCGCGAAACCAACCTCAAACTGGTGAATCGGAGATTTCGCATCCTCTTTGATGGACCATGTCTCCGGTGCCCATTCATTGTCGGGCCACTTGGCCTTATAAGCGTTTGCCTTCTCCGTGTCGGTCCACTGGTCTTCCTTCAGGGGCATGTGCAACCCTTCCTCAAACGCAAGTTTGTAAATCTTGGTGCGTTCGGTGGAACGAGTGAAGGAATATTCAAACTCTTTATCCATCCAGAGATCATGCCACTGTTCGCGGTATTCTTCCTTCTCCTCATCAGTTGACAGTACATCGTATGATGCGCGCCATTCCAAGTAATCCTTAAGCGCAGGCTCTAACATGTCTGCAACCGGGTCAAGATCCATTACGATAGCCCAATGTGCCTTTGTCTGTGCAGCCGCATCTTCCATAGAATCTACGTTCTTGTCATCCTTGGTTTCTTTGTTTCCATACGTAGCGGTTTGAAGAATGATGGCTCGCTGGGCGATGGGAGATTTGTCCGAGATATCTACAAAGATTCCGGGGCCCACTGGATTGGTAGACTTTTGCTTTGCATCGGTGCGAGTGTGACCAATGGCCGTGATTGTGTGCTTCCCAGTCCAAAAGTGAATGGGTGGATTCTTAATAGTTTCTCCTCCGTCAAAACGAGTCTTATACTCCTTGCTTCTGCCGACCTTGAGTCCGCCGGCGCGAGACTGGGCTTCTGTCAACAAGGGATCATCCTTGGGGGCCCAATTATCATAAGCCTTATAGTCAAAGTCTGCCACATGTACCGGCTGGAGACCTTGAATGTTGACAAGATATTCACTAGCCTTGGCGTATTCTTCAGCCGCGGATGTGGAGTCTTGCAAACAATGGTCGATGATGTTGCTGCTTACAGTGCCGATCCCCCATCGTGTTTGAACACCTTTGGGTGTTGTATTAAGTTTTGTTAAGTTGTCCATCCTATTCTCCTATCATTAGAATTTCTCTAGCCTTTTTGGCGCTATGACTTCCATCGGCATTTTTCTTTCTACGACCTGCCGTATACGTAACATCAAAATAGATGATCTTGTTGGTGCCCTGACGAGACTCAAAGAAGTTATCTCCGATGTCTCTATTAGACATCATAACAAATGCTCCCTTGGCTGTCAAGTTATTTAAAAAACTAATTACAGATTCTTGGATCCGATCATCGAAGTCTACCCCATATTGAGTAAATGAGCCTCGATACGGCGGATCCAAGAAAACATACGAATCGGGCGTAACCTCTCCAAGAGTTTCTTGGAAATCGCCAGTCATTAACTTGCACCTCTTCAGGGCCTTCGCCCACTTCAATAGGTTTTCTTTGTCATAAACCTTGTCTTTCTGATTCAGCAGTCCCGAGGGGGTACCAAATCTTCCATTAGTGTTTTTGTTGATCTGCCAAATACCGTTAAATCCTGTTTTCATTAAAAAGTATAACGTCGCCGCTTCTTGCGTCTTCCCCCATTCGGCATACTCGAATGCATGCTGCCTGCGTAGTTCATAATAAAATGCTTTACGATTTTCTTTATTGAGCGGCAAATATGCGTCTGATAGCGAGTCCATATGTCTCATGAACTCCTCAGTATCTTTTTTGATTGCCTTGTATATGCCCATGATAGACTCATTTGAGTCATTAAGGACAAACTTGGCATTTGGATTTTTCTCGTAGGCCCAAATAAACATTGCGCCGGCACCGACAAACGGCTCGATATATTTGTCGAACGATTCGGGAAGTATTTCTTTTTCTTTATACTTTTTAATAAGCCGCGTTTTTCCGCCTGCCCACATAAACAATGGTTTCATACGATCTCCATAATCTGTTGTGCAACTCTCTTAATGTTGCCAAAATCTGGTTCCATTATAGCATGATTCTCTCCCTCAAGCAAGAGGGAAATCTCATCTTTATACTTTTGGCCCTCGAAAGTCTTTCCCGAAAAGACCATGAAAAAAGGCTCTTCGACAGTGTTATACTTTTCCCTAACCACCCTCTTGAGAGCGGGAGATAAAAACTTATAAACTCTTTCGTGAGCGTTCCCCCCATTATTGCCTGTCTTTTTTTCAACATACAGGTTTTTATTCGTCATGCTGTTCGTCACCAGCGTATCTAATACAATGCCGCGGCCTTCGCTATACACAACTAATTTTTTTGGCTTATGCTGTACAATATAGTGTTCTGGAAGCTCCTTGGCCAGTCTCGATGCAAAGTCATTTTCGCCCACATCTCCAACTATTCTAGCCCCCATTTGCCAGTTATTCCGCTTTGATAGTGCTATAGCACCCATATTCCCTCCTAAAAAGTGGTGCCCTATTTTCGTAACCGGGGCACCATCGGCCTGTTGACTACTCGCCCGTGGATGTGGGGGTATTTTCTGTAGTGTTGGTACCATTGTCAGTAGTGGTGGTACCATTACTCGTGGCGGACCCTTCTGTAGTTGTGGTCTCAGCCGCGGTATTGGCGGTAGTCGTCGCAGAAACTTCTACAGTAGTGGTGGTTTCCGTCGTCTCCGTGTTGGTGTTAGTGGTGTTGTCAGACACAGTAGCTGGATCTACACTGCAAGTACCGTATGCGGTTGCAATGACAAGAACTCCTCCTACTACGCTAACTTGGACCTTCCACTTGGCCCACAGTGATTTCAACCATTCCATTGTATTTCTCCTTATTGAATAGTAAAATGTGGCAGAGTATTCCCCCGCTCTGCCAGCGGTATCTCAAACTAATTGGCTTACTTTCCGTTCATTAGTTCATTGAAAGCTTTATCTACATCGCTCTTTCCGCCGCCATATGAGCTAGTCTCACTTGAGCGGGATTCAGCACTTTTAGTGCCTGAAAGTTGCTCATCCAGAATAGCATCAATCTGCTCTGGTGTGTGACGCTCAAACAGGGCTCCGAAGTCCGGCATGCGATCGAGGAGGGCGGGGATCGCTTCCGTATCTTCAAGCAATGGAGAAGTGTTTCGTCTCATCTTCATATTAGTTTGAGGATATGCGCCGGGGGTTGTCGGCTTAGTATATGTTACGGTGATGTCTGTACCTTCTGTAGCGTCGGTTACATCTCCGTATTCCGGGTCAAGGATGTACCCCAAGAGAAGCTCGTAAGCCTTCTTTCCGTATCCATAGACCTTGATTCCTTCTGATTCGCGGCCGCGCACAACTACTGGTGAGAAGTAGCGCGCTCGGACGAACAAAGACTTTGCAAGCTTCTTGCTTTCTTCATCATTGTTATCAACGCCATCTCTCCATACAGAGGAAGCAAACTCACAAATTGGACACTGCTCTCCGTAGTTTCGCTTCGGGCACAAAATGCCGCCGCGGTGTTCTCCCACATTATAGTGGAAATACATTTCCTTTAGTGGATCGCCGTCTGAAGTCGGTACGATCCGAATATCTTGATCACCCTCGTCTGGCTTAAACCATACGGAGTCTCGATTATCTCCCCCCTCTCCTCGCAAAGAAGCAAGCTTCTTTCTCATTAGTTCCATATTAATTGACATTAGTTTTTTCTCCTTGTTTTGTTGTTGTAAAGTATACCGAGCTTTCCTCGATATCTAATGTATCACTCTTGCTCTAGCTTGTCAAGAGTATTTTGTTGAATTGCGTTTGTGTGGGCAACGCAGAACCCAAAGTCTGATAAATGTGTTTCCCATATGCCATATGATAACTTATGGTACGCATTTCTTGGCTTCTCTTTAAGCATGTCCACTAGATGCTTATGTAAACCAGATTCTTTTTCTAGCCTTTCCTCGTTTATACAGATATAATAACATGTTTCCCTGGGGGTGTCAAGCTCAAACATCCAATTTTCTGACATATTTTTTAAGTTTAACATTCCAACGGTG